TATTGAGGCTGTTGGTAACCACCATAACCGCCACCCATATTGCCGTAGCCGCCATAGCCTCCGCCCATAGGCTGATTATAACCGCTGTACCCACCATAACCGCCACCCATATTGCCGTAGCCGCCATAGCCTCCGCCAAAGCCACCATAGCCTCCACCAAAGCCACCAAGACCTCCCATGTTCCCGTAGCCACCCTGATAGCCCATCATAAAGGCGCACATTCCTGGCGCCTGACCCATCATTTGCGGGCCATAAGCGGCGGGAGCCATATACTGAGGAGCAGCAGGGCCTTTGCCTGTAGCCATCTGTTGAGTACGCTGTGGCTGTTGGAATGAGCTTGTATACGAACAGGTCGGAGCAGCGTAGGCGCCGTATCTGTTCATTACAGGAGCGGCGTAATTCGCAAACTTTGATGCATCATAAGTCAAGGGAGCCTGATTGACGAGATTGCGCTCGCGGGAATCTGTAATTCCCTTCGTCACATCTTCCAAAGAACGACCAGAGGCAAGATCCTTCAGCCAATAATCCAATCCGGCTTGATCGGGCTCACGAAGCAGGCTATCTTTGTATGTATTGGTAAGAGCTGTCTTCCAGGCGTTTATTTGTTCTTTGGGAACGGGATTGCCAGACGCATCTTTCAAATCAGTTGTTTGATCAGCAGGTGTTACTGGATCTGGATCGCAAATCCAAGTCTGTCGTGGATCACAAGCGCAAGATGATGGTTGCCAATGACCATGACCGCCACTTGCAAAATTCTGTCTTTGGCCGGCAGCGCAATAAACAGATCCACCCATAGACGAAGGTACTAGACCGCCGGAAGCAAACTTGCCGCGAGCAGCCGCATCAGCCGTTGCCTTGTTGTAGTCAACGGTAAGATAGCCTTGGCTTTTGCCGACGGCTTTGGGGTGCTTGTTCTTAACTTCTTGGGCCATCAAACCAAGCTGAGTATGGTTATCGCCCTTGTACTTGAAGCTATAGATCGGCTGGCCATCAAAGGTCTTACCGACCTTCTTGATGTCCTCTTTAAGGCGGCGATCAGAGAACGACGGCTGTGTTGTAGTCGTTGTGCCACCAGACTGAGATCCGATACCCATCGACACGTTGCCGAGGAAGCCGACTTGCTGATACGGGAAAGCCTGTTGCTGCATGAATTGATTATACATGGCAGACTTGCCGGCCTGATCGGTTTGTTGCTGAACCTGACCGGCTTGCATCTGTGCCTGAGCCGCCTGCAATTGAGCGGCTTGATTTGCAAGGCCGAGATTGGCAATGCCTTGGCCACCTTGCAGACCATAGTTGAACATGTTGTTGCCGGCAGATTGTTGGAGAGCAGCAACCTGTGCCGCTTGTCCGAACATTCCTTGCGCGGCGGCTTGTTGCATTGCTGCGGTTTGTTGGGCTTGTCCAAACATACCTTGTGCCGCAGCCTGTTGAATCTGGGCTTGCTGAGCCGACATGCCGTAAAGGCTTTTGCCCATACAGGCGGCAGCTTGAGCAGAGCCAAGACCTTGAGCATATTGCTGTTGGCCAAGACCCAGAAGAGCCTGACCCTGACCGATATTCTGGCCGTAAAGTGCTTGACCAAGAGCCGCCTGTTGCTGGGCGGCAGAAAGGTTTTGGCCAAATTGTTGTTGCCCAAGAGCGGCGGTTTGCTGGGCGCCAAACTGTTGAGCGGCCCTGTTGGCATTTGCATTCTGGATCGCAGCCGCTTGTGCTTGCGTGTAGCCCTGGCTCAAGAGATTTGAAAGCGTGGCTTGATTAGCCAAAGATTGTTGCTGAGCCAGGTTGGCTTGAGCAATGCCGGCGCGGCATCCACCAAATGCGCCAGCTCTGATTGCATCGGTCGAAAGAGCTTGACGCTGTTGAGCATTTTGCTGGGCTTGAAGAGCCTGTTGAGCCTGCACAACATTGCTGACGTAGGGATTCATAAATCCTTGCGTCTGGAAAGCCGCTTGGCAGGGCGTAAGAGCCTGAGCGCCAGCGCGAAGATAATTACAAGCCGTTCCGGCATAATACTGGCCGGCTCCTAAGCCTTGCTGAGTAAGCGCACCAGCCTGTTGCATATATGGCTTAGAGGCGCAAATACCGGCGTAAAGACGCTGAGCGGCGTCACAAGCATAACGCTGGCCAGTGGCCGCAGCCTGCTGGACGGCAGGAAGGGTTTGGCCAAAAATAGCTTGCGCGGTCCCAAGACCTTGCTCAGCTGTTCCAAGAGACTTTCCGTAAAGCTGGTTTCCAACTTGTTGGCCTCTCCCAACCGTGCAAAGAGACTGCCCGTAAAGCTGGCGACCAATGCCTTGGCCTTCTGTGGCCGTGCCAATAGAGGCGCCTTGGAGAGCTTGGCCTTGCTGCATCCCCTGACGGATAGCCTGCTGGCCCTCTTGAACGTCTGGAGTTGCCATGCCTTGTAAGGCATTGATATTGCCGATTGCGGCCTGTTCGGTGGGATTAAGGCCGGCAACAAAAGCATTAGGGTCTTGAGAATAGACCTGGAATGGTTTTTGGGTAATCTGATTGGCTTTGGAAATGACCTCTTTGTACTGGGCCATAACCTCCGGTGGTATTTGCACCGATTGCGTAGTTGTTGCTGTTTTGCCGCCACCAAAATATTCAAGAACTATTCCCGGCGGCAAGAATCTGGCTGATCCACCCACGCCAAAAAAATCAGGCTCGTAACTACCTACATTTTTTTTGCGGTAAGTAAAAAGAGGGTTGCTCATAAGCGTTACTCCGCAGCCATTTTCATTTTAGTGGGACCACGCCCAGTTGTGGCGTTGTATAAAAAGAAGGCTCCAGAAGGCTTGCCAAACTGCCTCTCATAAAGTTTAACTTTGGCCTCAGTGCGATGATTTGATAATACACCAATAATGAGCGGGATACCAAGACTGTCAGCAACCTGTTTGCTAAATTCGCATAATTGTCTGGCTCGACCGCCTTTTGCAGACCTAAATTCCTGATGAATAAAGATCGCCTTTTCTTCTAAAACCTGATCGTCAGAATACCACATAGCCCCAATGCGAAGTAAGATCGCACCTTCGGCTTTGCCACCAGGAGTACTGATCAAGCCGACAAGGCCGTGATCCCGATTGAGGGCTGGCCAAATTTCAGCAAGCAGCTTTTGTGGGTTTGGATTGACGAATCCGTTTTCGTCACAAGCCGACAAAGCCAATTCCATAACAGTATGGAGGTCTTCTGGCGTAGCAATACGGATTTCCAATGTCTCTTGCATATTCAGTCCTTCTTAGGGCCAGGGAGGCTCTTTAGGGTTGAAATAGTCTTGGCACGCATCTTTTTGACGAACGAATCCAAAATAGCATGGCCGGTATCAATGTTACCGCGTCCAATGTTCGTCACTTCTTGTGGTGTTATAACGTACTCACCGCCGGCGGCAACGATAGGAACATGTCCGGTCTTCCCGCCAGCCGCTTTATTAGGAGTAACCCCCAGCAAAGCCTTCAAATGATCAGGAATGTCGGCTTTTGGTAGTTTGAGAGCGCCAGTTTTCACTTCAATCCCGAAATAAGGCTTGAGGTGGTCAGGGATGTCTGCCGGAGGAAGTTTCGGCATAGGCTTGTCGGGTGTTTCTCCGCCATTAGCCCTTGCTATCGGCTTTATTGAAAAGATCCTTTTAGCAACTTTGAACCCTGCCATCGTATTTCCTTCGCCCATAGCTGAAATAATATCAGCTGGAATGACGTAAGATCCGGACTCAACGTGCATTGGAAGGTGATCGGTTCTACCGGCAACAGGACTATGAATTGGGCCTTTGTGGGTTTTTACTGATTCGCCTTCCAAAGCGCCACCACCGGCTTTTGCCTTTCTGGCTGTACTCAAAGCAATCGCAATAGCCTGCTTTTGAGGGCGACCAGACCCAACCAGCTCGCTGATGTTGGAGCTGATGGTCTTTTGAGATGATCCGTGCTTCAGTGGCATAATTCTATCCTACTGCATAAACAACAACAACGGATTGGCCTGCTCCGGGTTTGACAACAAGGCCATTTGCAAACGGCATTCCAACATTAAAAATTCCAACTGTTGCCTGTGTTACACATAAAGCATTGGTAGACGCCGAAGTAGCCGTAGAATTGGCATTGTTAATTGTTCCTGCTGCCCCAGCCACTAATATTGAATATCGCACTAAATATCCTGCGCCAGAAAAAACAAGAGTGCTCGTAGTAATGACAGACGATGTAATTGTCCCCAAAGCACGTAAATTCGCTTGGGCCGTGCCATTGATAGCCACAACACCATTTTTTTGGGTCGTGAGAATATCGTCTAATGACGCGGCCATTAGAATTTCCCATCTGGTTGTAACCTGTAACGCATATTGCCTATGCGCCAGAAGCTATTGACATCATCGCTGCTTATCTTGATAGACACTAAGCGACCTCTAAAACGAGGCGAAATGAACTGAGTTGATTCCGTCAAATTATATGGACCATACGCAGTCGGCGTTTGCCCTGGATAGTCTGTAACATAAAACGTCATTTGCACTTGAGCATTTTGTGTCCCGCCAAAATAACCCCACTTCATATCAGGCCAAACCTGATCTATGAACATCTTCAGATCAGCTTCAGAAATCACAAAATAGCCAGTTTGGAAGCTAGAAGGCATCGGCAGATTGTTAACGCCGTTAACTGCTATATTTTGTGATGTTTCATGCTGGTAAATGTATTGGTCTGTTCCGGCGCCAATTGGAGGACCAAGGACAGATTCATTGATCCAAGCTGTTCTTGCTAAATCGCCATAGTCCCATTGGTTCAAAGTCGTATTGTATTTGACGTAGGCGTTAATTTCTCCGCCGTTGCCTTTTGTTGGGTAGAACCAAGAAACCTCACCAAATCGGCTGTTTACAGCAATGCGAATTTTGTCGAGATTTGTTGTATCAAGGTCTTGGAAGATCACATCCCAAATAGGGCAAGGTATAGGGGTTGGACCGGATCCAGCCAATTCATAAAACTGGCTTTGCCCCATCCAGTAAACTTTGCCGCTCATTGAAGCAGCGGCTTTGCGGCCAATAAGACCGCAACCAGTACCAATTTCATTGAATTGATAAACGTAAGGTAAACCAACATATTGCATGGCCCAAAGGCCAATATCAGTCCAAATCAATGTCTGTTGTGCTGCTTGGATACATGAAACAATACGCGATCCTTTTGGGATTCTATAAGAACCTGACTGATTTGTTACAGTGCCAATCCAAACGGTGTAATCATTAACATCGCACCAACGAATAAGAAGAGGATCTTGGATTCCCGTAAACGTAGAACCCCAAGCAATCAATTGCCGTTGCGGCATTGCAACAACAACGCCAGCGTTCACAATTGGAGAATTTGGGATAAGAGAAGATACAGAATAGCCGGTTAATGGCGACCATTCATAAATACCGCCATCTAAGGGGCATGAAATGAGAACCTCACCCCAATTATCAAGAGTCCAGTCTTGTACGTTAATAGTAGATCCATTTGCCGGATTAACCGTTCCTGTCCCGTATCCTCCACGGCCATAGCCACCAATACCATACCCAGTACCAAGAGGAAGAGGGCCAACTCCAATGTAATAAACATATCTGGCATTGCCGCCATTCATATTTTGGTTGTTGACTGTCGATGAAGCAGTATTATTTGCTATGATTGTGAAGTTATTTGCGTCAACAATTGTATCAATTTGATAATTTCCATAAAGAGTAACACCACCAACTGATGTTGAAACCAAAACAGCAAAAGTTTGGTACTGACTGTACCCATGATTTGTTAAAGTAACTTTTACGCTTGAGCTTCCGTTGATTGTGCTAAATGAAACTATCGTTCCTCCGTTTGTCACTGTTGACGTAGCTTGAACAGGAGCACCAAGAGAATCCACGGCAGTTATTTGATAATTATTTGCCGAAAGTGTTGTATTTGAACACTGGTAAAGACCAGAAATAACAAGCCCACCAACTGCTATTGGTGTTTGAACATACACAGTGTCATAGCTTGTTATATTGCTTCCTGGATCTGTGATTGTAACAGTGCTGCTTCCGGATGTTGTGCTTAAACTAACTGCCGGATTATTTGTTAATGTGCGCGGCGTGATGCCGAATTGATCGCCATTTTTAGCAAAAGACAATGATAATTCAGCGCCTATCGCAAGATAAGAATTTGAGTTTGTGTCTTCCCAAGCCCACAAACAGCGAACTATAGAGCCAATTGAATTTGGAAGATAAGTTGTCCAACCACCCAGCTTTTGCACCAAGCCAAGCCCCTGGCGATCAGGCACAAACCGGATAAGGTTGCTGTATGATATAGCGGCTTCGTTTAAGGCCGGAGTTCTGTTTTCATCTACGCCTGGGATCAGTTTTAATGCTGCATGGGGCATGGATTAACCCCTTGTCGGAGAAGCAACAACAGCAGGTGATTGCGATGTCCACCCGCTTGATTCGTACTTCTTTCTTGCCTCTTCAACAACGGCGCCTTTAAGCAGCGCGTTATATTGCGCTTCATACGATTGAGCCATTTGCGGATCATCGCTTTGACGGCCAAAGTTGCGCTGATAAGCCGAAATATAAACCATGCTCGCCATGATAAACACATCAGGCAAATAGAGGCTGATGAAAGTAGTTGTGTTGGTAGCAGACAAACTTGCAGGTCTATAAGTACCAACAATTTCAACGTAATAAGTTTGATCTGGGAATGGGCCTACATAGTAAAGATTGTCATTGAAGGGTGCGTAATATGCAGGAACGCCAGTATATGAGGCTGATCCATAAGACGCATCGAGAAATTCTTTTGTTACAGGCACGCATGGATTGCGTGTGCCTTGGTCTGGATTCAAAGTTCCTGATGGGGTTATGATGTTGACCTGTTCTGTAACAACAAATGTTCCTTGTGGAACAATTATTGAGCGGTTTCCAGGGACTACGGCATAGCCAGTCACGGAAGTAGAGGTGAACATAAAGTCAATATCACGGTACATCCGGTTTTCGGCATACGTGATCATCATCGGCAAAATAGCAAGATAATTGGGGTCCGTCTGTTCGACAACCGCCATTTCTGCTACCTGCTGAATGTAGCTCATGGTTCCGGAAACAGTTCCGCTATACGACAATCCCGTAGTCATGTTACGGCTCCTTTAAGTGCTTATTATAGCACTTATTTCTGGCCTTCGCACCACCCCTCTCGGCGGGCATTACTAACTTTTATCTCTGTAATGGTCAGATCGGTGTCTTTTTTAGACCAAGAGATAGGTTTCCAGACGCTACAGACAGCCCCATTAGTTACGGAGGTTGCCGTCAGGCTCGCGCAGTTTGTCAGGGGAAGTACCAACAGCATCACCAGCAGTAAGCGCATTTTGTGTTCTCCTAAGAACGTCAGCTTGCGCCGCCGCTTCAATCTCGGCCACCGCATCAGCCCTGATTTTCCAATAAGCGCCAGATGCCGCCATAAAAACAATAATTCCTATAGCAACATACCGACCTACGGGGGTGAATAAAAAGGCTATCATATCCCGTGCTTCTCTAAGTTCTGTTTGCGCCAGTACCAGATAGCCGCCCCGATGCCGATCACGGCCACCATGATAATAAAATTCATGTCCTGAGCCATCGCTAAGGCTGATCCAAACAGGCCATTAGCCTCCTGAACCTGCGTCATGACTTCCTTGGCGGCTCCCACAGACCCCAAAGCTCCAAGAACAACAGCTCCATTAGCTTGTTTTGATTCTGTAATTTTCTTTACAGGAACTGGATCTGGCTCGACCCGCTGGTCTTCCTCAACCACCGGTTTGTTACTGAGATCGCGCCACCACTCGGATTCTGCCCTGCGGCGACGAACTAGGCCGGGCAATTCTTTGCCTTTGGCTTTAGTCCACTTCATCAACTCATTAGGGACGGCATCAAAGTCACCTGCATTGACCCTCTTGAGCAGGGTTGAGGACTTTAGGTTGCCAACACCAGCGTTGTAGGCAAAGTCCACCAGAACATCGAATTGGTGCTGGCTAAGGGGAACTTTGACCATATCAGCCACGGGCTTCTCGTACTTAATCAAATCCCGCTTAAGAATAGCTTCAGCTTCAGCTTGAGTAATTGTCAGACCTTCAGTGACATCAGGCTCGCCAGCGGCAGACGTATGGCCGTAGCCGATAGTCCAGATACCTACCGGATCTTTGTAAGCCTTTAGCTTGCAGCCTTCAAACTTCTTGAGAAGGGCGTCTATGCCCTGATCTGACATACGCATGATTATCTGCCCTCAATATTGAAATTCAAGTTCTTATGGTCTGGGTAGGCAATGATGACATTGCCTTCTGGACACTTGTAGGTAATTCGGGCAATCAGCTTTGCGCTGCCCTGAGCCAAACTTTCAGGCTTCTCAATCGTCATTGTGTAGCCAAACTTGTCCACCGTAGGGCTGGCTGGGCCAGAGAACGTGGAGACAGATGAATTTGCTTTATGGACAATGAAATCAGCATCCCGAACTTCAAGACCAAAGGCTTCAACTGTGCAGTCATCGCGGATCTTTTGCCGTGCAACAACCACCTTGAACTCGCCAGAAGCTGGGCCGTTTGAAATGCTGAAGTGGTCTGCGTCCCATTCTAGGATATTCTTTGGTCCGGGCTTGAACTTATCATACAGAGAATAACAACCACCAAAAAGTGTGACAATTGCAGTCGCCGCCGCAATAGGCTTGATAATGGAATCCGAAGACATCATTTGTCTACTTTCCCATCTAACTTATCAAAAACTTTATTAAATAGATCTCTGATCTCTTTCATGCCTTCGCCAAATTCGTCTCTGCGAAGATAATTTGAAGGAAGTTCTACCTCAATTCTATGAAGATCTTCCCTCAATTTTTTAACAGCGTCCCAAAGCTCTCGGCCAAACCAACCGCCTATTGCGATTGCAGCGCCAACACCAAGATTAATTAGGCTTTGGGTATCCATACTAGGCCTCTGGATTTTCTACGGTTTCTGCCCTTGGCTGCACAGACTTGATAGCCGATTCGCCTTGGGCTTTTATGTCGCTAATAAGCTGAACAACTTCCCCAAATGGCCGATGAGCTAGTGCCTGCAAGATATAATTTATTTGCTCCACAGTCAATTTTAGCTCGATAAGCGTGTCATTCATTTTACTTCCCCTTCTTTGATAAGTTTATCAAACAACCTCTGCATTCGATAGCGGAACTGCTGATGGCAATATAGACGGAATCACCCCGACATTGAAGTGGATGAAACGAAACTCTTTGTCTGAAGAATTTGGCGTAAACCCGTGGCCAAGCCAAGAATTGAACAGCAAAATGTCGCCAGACTTTACGTCAAAATTAACTTGGGCAGACCCCTGAGTGACTAGCGACATGTCACGCTCTGGCAAATTGATCTGCTTTTTGCCGGGGCGGGGATCGAAGATCAAAGGCCGTGAACTGTTTTCCGGCACTTCGACAAAATAGAACCCAGTGAGCTGGACGCCCATGTTGTGAATATGCTCAATGTGTTGGCCATGTTTATAGAACCTTTGGCCCCAAAACTCGCTGATCGTGCAGTTGAACAGGTCCATATTGTAGCCCTGTTCGTTCAAGATCAACCAAGACGTATTGCCAATATAGTCAATTAGCCCCTGAATACGGGTATCAAACATCCCTCCAGTCTGGCTTATCGGGTAGATATCATCTGCTTTGGGTGAAAGTTCGAGATGTTCGCTAAGGACATTGCTGGCTTCTGGCAAGAAATCGGGCAAATTTGCTCGATAGATAGAACACGGAAAAAAGAAGAATTGCTCTACCTGCGGCAGAGATGCTGGTTCGTTTCCCATAAGTTCCCCTTTATGGAAGATTATTAATAATCGCTGTAGATGTTTCCCTGTCTATGACAAGAACACCTTCGCAAGCTAAATTCCAATCTCCATAAGCAAATTCATTGTGGCACGGCACATTCACTTTGAAGTTCTTGAAGAGATACTCTTTTCCCTCTTCAAAGACACGCCACTTATGATCAGCAGTGCCTCTGCCGGGTTCACCAGCCGATTTATTATAGCGGATATGGTACCTCATCAGATCACCTCTGCCGCCGGAGCAGGAGGATTGGCAATGACGCTCAGATTGAAATGGATGAACGTCACGGGATCTTCTGAGCTGTTGCGCGTGAATGAGTGCGGCAACCAAGCGTTTGTAAAAATCATGGTCCCCGCCTCTGGAGCCACATTGATCTGATTACTGGCGCCGCTGATCTGGGCTATATCAAACTCAGGCAGACTGGCCTGTACCTTACCAGCGCGGGGGTCATGGAATGTGGCCGCAGAGCCGCCCTGTGGTGATCTGAGGAAGTAAAAGCCGATAATCTGCGAACCGTAGGGATGAACGTGTTGGTCCATGCCTGAGTATTTGTAGTGGTGCTGGCCCCACATTTCTGTGAATGAGGTGCTGAACTTTGGCATGTCGTAGCCCTGACCGCCCAGAATGTTCCACGCCGTGCTGCCGATATATCCGCAGAAATCTTCTAGGCGCGGGTCTTCAAAGAGATTGTCAGTCATGTAGACAGGGTAAACCTCATTTGGCTGACCCTGCTCTTTCTTGCGCTTTTCAATGTATTCATCAACGACTGGACGAACCGTGTCTAAGAATTGCGGCTTCTTGACCACATAAATAGTCGTAGGAAAGCAATGTATTTGCTCAAGCTCATCAGTCATACCTTTTCCCCTCAAGGCCGACGAAGTTCTGCCTGCATCTTCTCCATGTTGGCAATTTCTTCTGGTGTCAGGTCACGGACAATCCATGAGAAGACCCACTTGCCATCACGAACAAACGGCTCAGGCGAACGGAATACCGTTTGCGTCTTACCGTCATAAGTTGGATCGGCATCAATTTCAACATAGTGAATGCGAAATCCATGCAGTTTATATGCGTCAGTGTTGGGGAATATCTCAACAAAGTCGGAGTATGGCGTGTAGCCAAAGCCGGGGTTGTCCCGCATCAGCTCTTCAGCGCCATAGGGGTATTCGACAAACTGATTGGCAGTTGTTGTCTTAACGTATCCAGTCACGATTTATCCTCCAAGAATATGGGAGCCTGACGAGTAAGAAGGTCCAGACGCTCACTTTTGCCAGCCAGAGCCGTAAAGACCTGCTTGATGTGCGGCACAATCTTCGTCTCAAAGTCTGGGTGGCAGCGCATGGTGTTAAGATGGTCGTGCGGGATATTGCCCTGAGACAGAATGAAGTTCTCCACCCGACCTTGCAACTCACCCAGCCACTCGTCGCGCTGGTGGGCCTCATTGGCCTCCAACATGGGAAGGTGTCCGTATTTGCGTTGCGGCTCAAGCTCTGCCATCAGGTCATTGATGGTCTTCAGCTCCATGATGGCGGCTTCATGGTTATTGCGCCATGTGTCTTCAGCCGACTTGCATTCAATGATAGTGGCCTCAGCGACCATCTTTTCCCACGGCTTTTTGTCTGGGTCAGCGATGATTGCCTCATTCTCCATGATCTTGGCTTCGCGCTTCAT